CACCTTACTTTGTAAATGCGGTTCTTAATGGGGTTCAGAATGAAAAGAATAGAAAAGAATATCCATATGTACAAGCGGCATATTTGTTTTTGAATTCCCTACCATTGGGAACATTGAGAGAAAGATATAAAACGTTTGGACAAACTGAGGAATTGGATTACATTGCTTCTTGTTTTAATAAGTTCGGTGCTTTACATAAAATCCCATACGTTTGGATTTTGAAAATAGGTTCCATTTGGCACAGATACAAAAATTTTGTTGAAAAGAATACAGATATTTTGGATAACACGGTTTGGACCAATTTCGATTATGTTAAAAACTATGACCCTAAAACTCAATCTAAAACGAAGGTTTATAAATTCAAACCTAACTCAGGAAGTGCTCAAGATACTTCAATAGTTTTAGAGTCAACAGCCAACAATGACATCAATATCAACACAGGATTTTATCCTGGATTGATGAATAGTTTTTCATATTTCTATAATGGTGTAGATTTATTCAAAGATTATTCTGACGCAGAAATTCAATCAGCGGTAAACGATAAATTACAATTATTCAATTTCCCTAACTCATCTATTTCTGCCAAAGAAGGGGGTAAAAACTTAACCTTGAAAACATGGTCAATTCTTTTACCTAGTACGTTGAAAGACGCGTCAACTTCTCTGAATACTTGTTTATTACCTCCAACAAATAACCAAACTACCTCTACATCAGAGAAATATTTTATTGTTCCATCATTCGGAATTAACGTAAATCAAACGAAATCTCAATGTTTGAATAACCCAACTGTACCACAACAAACTGTTGAACCAATTGTGAATAATAACTCAATGTACAATGGTTCTGTCAGAACACTTTGGGCGGCGCCAAACTACGGATACTTCAATTCTACCGTCTTGAAAAAACCTGAACCTGACGAATACTTCACTACAATATTTCCAGATACATCTGACCAATCTCCAATCATGTTTAATTCCTCGTTGAATTATTCAAAGATAGAAGAGATATTTGGTGTATTTGATAGGAGAGAATTAAATTTGATGGAAAAAGAATTCTTGGAATTTTGTAGACCAGCTTCGTCCGTTAAATATCAAAGAGTAAAGTCAGGTGATGGTGCGTTCATAATTGACATAGATGTAAATTTCAGAAATTTTCAAATCTTTTTGAGAAACAATATGTTGGTGGAAACAAACCAATCAGCACAAAATCAAATTGAGTTTTATAAAAAAGCGATTGAGATTCAATATGCAAACTTCAAAAACAACATCAAAAATTTGATGGAATATGATGTTTTACTTAAAAACGGAAATCCATCAAAATTCAACAGAAGAGTTTTTAACTCTTTTTTACAAACACCAGGGTTCGAAAGACCAATTATTTTCAAGCCATATGTAAAGGGAAGTTTACCAACAAGCGGAGGTACAACTACACTCGTACAATCTCAAACAACATATCCGAGAGAATGGGCGGCACTTAAAACAGAAGTAGGATTTTCTACAATATCTGGTTTGAGGTATTCGAATAACGGTTCTTATATAACAGATTTCTTTGTTGACAATGATATTGAGTTCAGTGTAAACAATATCACCCTATTATATCAAGTAATTAAAATTTACGCAACTCAAAAATTGAAAAACCCATCTTTGGTTTCCTCAACTTTCAAAAATAGTTTACAAACCTTTTTGGGGAACGAAACAGATTTACAAAATCAATTTTTGAATGAAGTTATTTCAAATGTCAAAAATCAAATAAAAGAAATTCCAACACCTGTTGAACAAAATATAAGAAGTACGTTGTCAGGGACTCAGGGTAAAGCTGAGTTGTATAGTTTGTTTAGAGCACTAAATGATAAGTGGATTGCAGGCACTGATTATGTATCGAAAACATTGTTCGAAGACTTTTTGTTCTTGGATAGAGCCTCGAGAAATATCGGAGACACTATTTTAGTTGACATCTTTGCAGTAAAAAATCTAATCAACAGAAATGCGTTAAACGAACAAATGAGTGTATACACTCTATTGAGTGGTTTACTTATTCAAAATAATTTTACTGTAATGCCATTACCTGCTTATGTGAATTATTACAACGTATTGAATGTTGATGGTTCAGTAACACCAAACACAGAGAGTATTAAGAATTTTGGAAATAACCTATGGGGTACCTTTACCACAGTCGATTATAGAAACTCCACACCCAAAATGGTATGTTTCTATGTGGGTAAACCATCTGAACAATTACCACTTCCGAGACAGATATCTGGATATGGAGATGACGGGTTTGATATTCGTAACCCCAACAATCCTTTGATTGAAAACCAACAAGATAAACAAGATTGGAATTATTCCAATAAGGTGGTTGGATTTACTGTTGATATTGGAATTAGAAACCAAAATGTCTTTCAAAATTTTTCAGTTTCTCAAGATACAGGAAAGGCAACTTCGGAAGCAATTGCGGCTTTGATTGCGATGACCGACCAAACCAACACAAGGAATGTGGCAACTCAAAATGCTAGTCTATACAATTTGTATAAACGTAGAAGTTATCAATGTGACGTACAATGTTTGGGTAATGCTCTTATTCAACCAACGATGTATTTTAATTTGAGACACGTTCCAATGTTCTATGGTCCGTACATGATTACCGAGGTTACTCATACAATAACTCCAGGAGATTTTACAACAAATTTCAAAGGAGTAAGACAAGGATATTTTGATTTTCCACAGATTGACAATTTTATACAAAAAATTAATCAGAACCTTTTAAGCAAAATAGAGGCTCAGATTTTCCAACAATCCGACCAAAAAAATAACTTACCAACAAGTCAACAGGCAAAAGAAAACAATATTATAGTCAACACTACATCGGTACAGGCTGCTGCTGAAGAGGCTTGTTATAATAACAGAGCACCTCAATTTTCAACTTACATAACACAGGCCTTGGGTCTAACACAACGTTCTCAAAATGAATTTGCTGATGATATCAAACGCAAATTCCCGACAAACCAACAATTACAAACCCTTATTTATATTCTTTCATACGTAAGGACCTATTCAACTCCAGGAAAACAGGGTGGTAATTTCCAATCTGCAAATTGGAATTTCGCTGATATCACATTGGATAAATCCTTACCTGGTAACAGCGTACAAAACATACAACAAGGATTTTACACTTGTAAAAAAGTTCAAACAGCAGACGGAAAAGGGTTGTCATTGCCAACGGCTAGATTTGTCTCGGAGGACAAGTATTTGGATTTTATGGGGGCACTTTTGACTGCAAGAGTTTCACAAATCGTTCAAGGTTATATTATACAATATTATTGTACAGAGTTTCCATCATCGAATATAAGTCTTGAGTATTATCAGAAAAACCAACAATCAATAGATAATAGATTCAAAACAATTTTTGAACAAGCCGTTGACAGTGCCAAATCATTAGGTTTCAAAACAGATTTCCCTGTTTTACCGCCTTCACAATCAGGTACTACTAACAACTTAAATACCACAACTGCAGCACCATTATGTCCTTCAACCACATTAACATCTGTTACACCATCTGACGGTAAGCCAGGTACAATAGTTACCTTAGATGGTACGTACATGGAGTATATAAGAACAATAGAAATCGGAGGAGTTCCTTCTAATCTATGGACAAGAGCCGAACCTTCTACATACCAATTAGTTTCATCGACAAGGGTTAAGTTTTCTATTCCATCAATTCCATCGATAACTACACCAACGAATTTGAACATAAGAGCGATAACAACCACAAGTGGTCCTAATGGAATAATACTCCCAATAACCTTCACCTTTATCCCAAGTTAATATATTTATATAAAAAGTATTTTATGGACTTGAAATCAAAATTGAATGCTTATTTAGGAAAAAACATTAGGTATTCAGAGCAAGACAACGGTGATGGAACGAGAGAAGTTTGTGACTTAGATACAGGTGAGTGTTACGTTGTGAGAGACAGAGATGGTCTTATTGAAAGAGCCGGCCACCAACACATGGCAAATAGAAAAGTTAAAGTTGAAACCGTTCACGGTATAAAACAATTATTAAACGGTTAATCAAATGAGTTTAGATAAGAAAATTTTAAGTGAAATCGAAAGATATAGAAACATTAACAAATATATAATGGAACAAGATGCTGTAGCAGACCCATTGGCGGCACCTCCACCACCCGCACCAGCACCTGACGCGGCTGTACCAGAAGCACCAGCTCCAGCGGCGCCAGCCCCTGAAGCACCTAAGGCAGAACCATTAGATGTTGAGGCTGACCCTGATGTAGAAAAAATTGATGATGAAGGAAAATCAGAGGAGAAGAAGGGAGATGAAACTGAAGAACTTGATGTGACAGAACTTGTTACTTCTCAAAAAAATGTTGAACAAAAACAAGAGGAGTATTTTGATACATTATTTAACCAGCTCGGTAACTTGGAAAAGAAACTTGGGGAAATGGACCAAATAATGAACAAACTCAATAGTTTGGAAAATAAGATTGAGAGATACAGAGAAAAAACTCCACAAGAGAAGTTAGAGTTGAGAACTTATGACTCATATCCTTATAACCAAAAACTATCCGATTTTTTTGACGACAAGAAAGAAGAGATGGAAAAAACAGGAAAACATGATTATATTTTAACTTCGGACCAAGTGGTTGATATGAATGTGAATGATGTTAAAAACTCATTCCAACCAGGACAAAATCCGACAGATAATTTTGAATTCAAAAGATAATAAAAGGGACTGAAAAGTCCCTTTTCAATTTGACATATAGGGTAAACCCAATTATATTTAATAAACAATCTAAATTTTAAACTATGAGTAATGTATTAGACGCCGTATTGGCACAGTATGAAAAATCACAACAAGGGGGCGGGGCCCAATCAAGAATGTCGCAAGACGAAAGAATGAAAAAGTATTTCGCTTTAATCCTTGGTGATAAAGAGAAATCAGGTCAGAGAAGAGTAAGAATTCTTCCTACCGCAGATGGCTCCTCACCATTCAAAGAGGCTTGGTATCACGAAATCCAAGTAGGTGGTCAATGGCAAAAATTCTATGACCCAGGAAAAAATGACAACGAACGTTCACCTTTGAATGAGGTTTACGAAGAGTTGATGTCTACAGGTAAA